CACGGCGGGAGTACCGCCACCGTCGGCGCCCTTCACAACGTCGATGGTCCAACCCGCCGTCACGTCGCCCGGGGCGAACGTGGCAAGAGGGACCTCAGCCCACGCCGTAACGTCGGTGTCGTCCACCACGCGGGCAATGATCAGGTCGTAACGGTCCGCCGTAGCGCTGGCCGTAGCCAGGTTGAACGCCACTCCCGGGGATGGCAGGTCGACGTAATGCGCGTGCCGGGTGTCCCGAACGCCACCCTTCGTGAGCGGCACCCACGCCCGGCCACCGGCAACAGCGACGCGCGCCGAACTACCGGCCACCGCCGTAACCTTGAGCCCGTCACCGGCCGTACCGGGGACCACGCCGATTGTGAAACCGCGCACGTCCGACAGCATCGGGCGCATGTCGCCAGCGTCGTACTCGCCCTTGTGAACGTACAGAGGGGCACGGATGCCACCAGCCATGTTTGCAATCTCCTTACCACCGTCAGAATCTGACGGTGCCTACAGCCAGGCACTGCGCCAAGTCGCGTTTGCGTTACGCGCCTTGTCGCCCAGCAGGTCATCAAAGATCAGGTCATTGCGGCCGGGCCGCAGAGGGAACCAGGTTGAGTCAGGGCTCAAGTTGCCGTACCGGCTTGCGCCGTTCAGCAGCACCGACCGACGGGCCGTGTCAATGGTCAGCACCTCGCGCGTTGGCACATTGAGCTGAACCGTGATCCGCTCCCCCGTCCCACGGTTGATTACACTCGGGTTGTTCACCGGGCCCGTGATCGTATAGACCGGCCAAGTGTCCGCGTTCCCAAGCGCCATGATCGGCACCTGAAGATCCGAACCGCCCGACTTGCCACCCGTGAACTTCAGCGGGAACTTGAGCCGTGGCGCGAAGAACGCCACGGACCCCCGCCCCGGAAGGGGCAGGATTCGGACGGTGGCCTCTGCGTCGTCATACAGCAGAGGGTCCGGGCAGAACAGTTCAACGTTCAGGGTCACGGCCCCCGCAAGGTGGTTGCCGTTCATGGGCATTGACCGCTTGCGCACCTTGGCCATGGTCCAACCACGCCCACCAGCAATGCCGGGGAACGCGAACCGGAACGGCTTAAGATCTGCGCCCGGCTGGAATGCTGCCAGCGCGTCAGAGACGTTCTGCGCACCCTCAAGCACCGTCATGGACAGTTGCACGATGCGTGCGCCCAAGTAGTCCGTGCTCGTCGTCAACCCATTGCGCTGCAACAGCGCCTTGTCGGTCACTCGCAGGTCTGGCGCATCAAGCAACCCGGACACGTCGTTAAGCACGATGGCGGAGTCTCCGCCGAGCAGCACCCCGCCGTACGAAGCGGACCAATCCGCGCCCACGTAAGGCGCCTTGACGCCCACCAGGGGTACAGCGAGGGCCGCCGGAGGGGGCGGGTTGCCCAGCGTCCGGAACTCTATGGGGACCGACCACGCCGACCACGGGTCACCCGCCTTGATTTGAGCGGAGTACAGGGAACCCGGAGTCAACGGGTAGTCAGCTGCGTTTGATGCGCTGTCGTTGCCGAGCGCCACATCACGCGTGCCACTGGTATACGCGCTAGTGATGCTGTCGTGTGCGGCCGGTGCCCCGGTTGCGTCGAGAATCCGGATTGCATACCGGGTCGCACCCGCAACCGGGGCTTGGACGGTGACCGTAACGGCAGTTTCCGTGACCGACTTGATGACGATTACGGGAGTATCCACTTACATGCCTCCGTTCCGCAGGTCCCAGGCAATTGCCTTGCTGATCTCGTATGGGTTGGCGTTCGTCTGCACGTTCACCGTGACGGGGCTGCCAACGCCCCCAGACGCCCCATAGGCGCCCGTTCCCAACTCCGCCGACCCCAGGGCCCCAACAGACCCCACGGGGGCGCTGAAGGCCCCGCCAGAGGCCGGGGCGAGGGACCGGGACATGTCCAGCGCGTACGCCTCAGCGCTGCGCTTCATGTCCTTGGACGTGGAGTCAAGGCCGTCAATCATTCCCTGACCGGTCCACATACCGAGTTCCATGGTCACGCGCGACGGCGAGTGAATCCCAAGGATGTCCCGAATGGGGCCGGGGATGTTGTCCTTGACGACGCTCGAAACCTTGCTAGCAAGGCTTGAACCCATCGACACAATGCCGTTGATGAGGCCCTGCACGATGTGCTTGCCCTCGTCTACCAGCATGGAACCGAGGTCCCCCAGACCGGAAGTCATCCGGCCGGGCAGGCCCTTGACCCAATCGACAGCTTCCCCAACCTTGTCCCGGACGGCGCCGACCATGTCGCCAAAGTGCTGCCGGACGTTACCGACGAACCGGCCCACAGAACCCGCAGCGTCCACCACAGAGCTACCGAAGTGGACCACCCAACCGATTACGTTGCCGATCCAACCGATAGCCGTGCCAAGAGCGTTGAACATGTTGCCCAGCACCTCACCGGCAAACCGGATGATTGGCGGGATCACAACGCCCAGGATCTTGGCGGCGAACTCGGCAACCTTCTCGGTCACCAGCACCACGACCGAAATCACGGGCTGCGCCTTCTGGTAAACCTCGTTCAGCTTCTCGCCCATGCGCTGAACTGCCGGAGCCACGTACGTGGTAATGGCGTTGGCGAACGCCGTAATGATCGGCTGCACGTTCTCATAGATGGCCGCGTAGACCCGCATCACTGCGGGAATCACGGTGTCCATGAGGATGCTGCCGAGCGTTTGCAGCACTGGCATAAAGCCGTTGGCGACGGCGCTAGCCACCGACATGTACGCGGGCAACAGCTTGTTCTGTACCACGTCCCACAGACCCGACAGAGCCGGGCCTAGGGTCGTCTGCGCCGTTGCTGCGAGACTGGACAGCTTGCCTGTCACGTCGCCCATGGGGCCCGTGCCAGCGCTGAACGCACCGAAGAACTGAGACGCAAAATCCTTGGCAGCGCTGAACGCTGGCCCAAGGGTGGACGCGAGGAACGTCCCGGCCTTCTCAAGGGCAGGGAGCAAGTAGCCACCCACGGCGGTAGTTACGCCGTCCATGAGGGTCCGCTTGAACACCTCAATCTTGGTCGCTGCGTTGTCCCGCAGGCTCGCGCCCATCTTGTCCGCAGCGCCGCCAACCTCACCAAGCGCGCTCACGGCGGTACTTGGGTCCATGGCAAAGAGCGCCTGCCCCAAGTCCTCGCTCTGCGTACCGAACAGGGCCGTAGCCGCCGCAGCACGTGCAACCGGGTCCGGCATCTCACGGAGCTTCTTAAGCGTCACAGAGAGGCCGTCAGAGGCCGACTGCCCGCCCTTGGCGATCTGCGCACCCATGGCCGTAGCGTCAAGGCCAAGCGCCTGGAAACCGGCGGCCGTTGTGGCGCTGCCGTCAATGGCACGGATGCTGAATTCCTTGATTGCGTCAGCCGCAATGTCGGAGTCTCGCGCACCCGCCTTGATGGCCTGCGAGATCAGACCCATTGCCATGGGGCCGTCCACGCCCACCTTACGGAACTGAGTTCCGTACTCATTCATGGTGTCCAACAGGTCCCCAGCCTTGTCGGAACCGTTCTGCATGCCCTTAGTGATCAGGTCGAATGCCTGGTTAGCGCTAGACACCAGCCCCGTACGCATCATCTGCGCAACGGCGTTGGTCACTCCGCCTAGATCCTGATCAAACGTCCCGGCAACGTCCTGCGCCTTGGTGGCAATGGACTGAAGCTGTTCATTCGTCGCCCCCGGCGGGGCAATGCCCGACTGCATAACGTTCTTGATTGCGTCGGCAGCAGTCTGGAAATCCTCGGTAATGCCCTTGGCGTAGAGCTGACCGGCCACCTTACCGGCCTGCGCTGCAACCTCCGGGGTCGCGCCCAATTGCGCCTGAAGGTGAGACTTGATCTTGCCGTTCTCAAGGGCAGTCTCAAGGCCAGCCTTCAGCAGCGCGCCCGCAGCGAGGGCAGCGCCAGCAAGCCCGGCCTTAAGCATGCCGCCGAACTTGCCAGCGAACCCCCCGCCCGTCTGCGCGCCAGCGTCCTGACCTATCGAGCCCTCAAGCTCGTTGCTGGCACGTCGGCCAGCATCCCGGGCCGCATCCGTGGCACCGCTCACCAGGTGGGAAGTGTCACCCGCGCGAATGTCTACGTACGCCGTACCGGCGCGAATGGCACCACCAGCCATGGCAACAGCCCTCCCTTAACGGATCGTTGGGCGCTGTCCCATTGCACGCGCCAGAGAGGCCATACCGGTGTTCTTCCGGGGAGCCTCAACACCCGGCCGGGGAACCGGAGTCGGCTCCGGGATTGGGTTCTTCTTGAACCCGACGCCTAGGCCAAGTTGCCCAAGCTGCCAATTCGTCACCCGTAGGTGGTCAATCACTGCGGCCAGCAACTGACGATCTGTCGTCCACTCGCCAACATCCCCCGTCAACGCCCTTGCGTGGCAAGAGTCCTGAGGGAGCCGGTTCAGGAAATCCCGGAACCGGCCCCATGGCAGACGGTAAGTACCCACGTCCTGAGCCAGGTTGAACCCCCAGAGCCCCCGGAAGTCAACATCAAGGTCAGGGAAGTGCGCCTCAAGGTAGTCAGCGAGTGCGCTTATTCCCCCAGGTCGGAACCCTGACTCTCGCCGTAGGCGGTGAAGATCAGCGTAAGGTCATCCGTCCGGCCGCCACACGCAAGGAACTTGCCGTAGGCGTCGGCGCCGAACAGGGCCTTAGCCATGCCGATGTCATCACCCGCGCGGACAGCTTCCTTGGCGGAGTCTGGCCAGAAACCCGGGGCAGGGATGCTGAACTCGGTTCCGTCCGGCGCTTCGAACTCGATCCGGTCGCCGCCCATCTTGTCGGCAGCGTTCTGACGGAGCGTCGCAAGGCGGTAACGGGCCTTGTTGGGCTTGCTCATGTGAAGTCTCCATAGGTTGCGGGTCGTTGTGGGCCTGCCACCGTCAGAATCTGACGGTGCCTCTGGTGACCCCGGACCCACATCACAGGGTCACCAGAGGGGTACTACGTGCCTTACGGCAGGGCGGGATCAATACCCTTGGCCTTAAGGACAGCCGTGTCCGTGATCTGCCACTCGGCAAGGTCGCCGTTCGCGCCAAGCGCCTTGACGGTCATACCCCACGTGACAGCCTCGCTGTTCTTGAAGGACGGAGACTCAAGGTCCGAGACCTGACCAACTGCGATGAGCAGACGCCAAGTCACGGCCGCGCCGTCCTGCCACTCGAACAGGAACGCCTCACGCGGGCGGGACACGGTGGCCTTGATCTTCAGCGTTGCAGACATCTCGTCAGTTGCACCGACCAGCGTCGAGCCGTAGAACGTCTCAACGACCACCGGGGACGACTCAAGGGCCTTCAGCTTGAGCGTGAGGGAACGACCCTTCACAATCGTGCGAATGACGCCGTTCTGCCACGACGTAATGTCCTCGGTGTCCTCGCTGAACTCATGCTCAACGCCGTCATCCGTGAAGGTGCCGAGCGACGCCCACGTACCGGCAACAGCCACACCAGCGGCGGGCATTGTGGTACCAAGAGCAGCCTTGTAAACGGTGCCGGTTACTGCGACGCGCGCAAGATCCGGCTGGTAAATGGGAGTGGTCACGGTTGTTCTCCAATCACGGGGCGGGTGCCCACATCGACAGAGGCGAGCCACCGGGGCTCACCAGAAAGGGCGTCAGGGGCCCACTGCGGGGCGTTCGTCACCCGCACGGAAGCGAGGGGCCCGCCCACCGTCTTGGACGCCAGAAGGGCCGCTAGCACGCGTTGTAGCGCGTCGTGTGCCTCTCCCCGGTCCGGCCCCCACACCTCAAGGTCAAGGGCCGCCGTGTCGAGCACCGGCCACGCCATAGCGCCACCGGTTCGACCGACCAGCAGGAACGGGGCCTCAGCCGGTCCGTCCGGCAACTCAACGTCGCCGGGCAAGTCCGGTAGCACCGACCGCAGATAGGCCAACACCAGGGCCTCAGCGTCCGGGAACTGAATCACTCCCGCACCGCCTCAAGGGCCCGCCCTAGCACGCGGAACTTAGGGTTCTTCCCACCCCGCGCGCCAAGCTCAATCACGTTTGCCGCAGGGTCAACGTTCTTCACCCGGGCAAACGCCTTGTTGTCCTTCACGCCAGACTGAAGCTTGAACTTGCTCCGGTAGTCACCCGACTTGACCGGGGCAAGCGCAATCGCCTTTGCCTTCACCTCCTGCGCCTTGCGAACAAGGACAGCCAGGATCTCAGGGTCACGCGCGATGGACTCCAGCGCGCTGACGTCGATCTCAATGCGAATCTCAGACACGCGGGGCCCCCTCGTACGCGATCACTTCGGCCTCAACATGGCTGACACCTGAGGGAGTTCGGCGCGTGAACGCCGGACGGGACAGGCGATATCGCACGCCGTCGACCGTCACCCGATCGGCCAACCCAAGGGAGACATCACCCGGGATCATCAACAGCCACGTGCGCGCGGCAGTCTCGCCTACGCGCTCCGGGGCCTGTTCCTCAAACCAACACGGGAACTCCCAGCGTTGGGGGTCTGACCAGTCGTCAGAGGCACCGCCGTACCGGTTGGCCTTAGCCTTAGGCCGTTCGACCATCACCCGGTACGGCGTCAAGTGCGACCCGATCACAGCAACCCCCACCCGCTAACGGCGGTGAGCTGCGCACGGTCGCAGCGGTCAATACCAAGCCCGATCTTGGGGCTTGCAGTCTGCGGGACACCCGCAAGGTTCGCCACCTGCGCAACCTCACCCGGCGTCAGTTCAAGGCCAACGGCCCCGACCGCCTCACGACTGTACGAGTAGGACCCAACCGTTTCCGCCGTGAACCCCTGCGGGTTGTCCAGCGCACGGGAGACCACCCGGCACGTGAGCACCTTCAGTACGGGAAGCGCCTCATCCGGCACAATGCCGTTGGCCGCAACCAGAATTAGGGCGGACGCATCCTCACAAAGGACCGTCACCCGGGCCCGATCGGACTCCGCCAGAGGGGACGGGCGCCGGGCCGACACATCATCAAACGTGGCGTACGCCATGGTTACTCCGTCCCCAGGGAGGGGCCACCGTCAGATTCTGACGGTGGCCCACAGCCCTTACGCGCCAGTGGTGATCTTCAGACCAACGGCCCGGTTGGCGTCCAGCGTCGTAACACCCATGAGGGTAGAGACAATGGAACGGTCCGTCAGGGTGTCGGAGTTGTAGTCACGGAGGTACCGGAGCGCGTAGCCGTTGCCATCGGCGGACGCTGCGAACGGAGCACCCTCAGGCTTGCGCGGCGCACGGACGACCAGAGCGAACGTCTCACGGACGAAGCCAACAGCGCCGTTGACGTTGTTGGAAACGAAGATGTTGAAACCGCTCAGTCGGCCAACCTGCGCATCACGCAGGGCACCATCCGTGTTGGCCGCATCGAACTTGATGAGCTTGTCGTCCTCCAGAAGGATGGACAGAACGTCAGGCGAGACGACCAGGATTCGGCCGGTACGCGTAACCTTCTTCTTGTCCAGCGCAATGCCAGCGTTCTTGATCGCCAGGTAGGCAGACGCCGGAGCGTTCGCCTGCATGG